GAAGAATATATTGCGAGGTGCAGCCTATGGGATTGGGGTTGTCTGCATTTGTGTAATGTGTTTGAGTATCCTTATGACTATCGTAATGAATACATTCCTATGGTTCCAAGAAAAAGAATGCCTTGGGATCATGGATTACAAGCATACGCTTTAACTAGAGAATATGCTACTAAGATCGTTGATTATTATTTTGGTCATGATTCTAGTAAGATTCATTATCGTATGCCATTAGGATCTCCAATAACAACAGAAAACAATGTTATGCACGGATTTGGTTTAGTAATTACTTTTCCATTATTCAACCATAATGTTACAGACTTTAGATCAAAGAATATATATTATTACAACGAACAGGCAAGCAGTGCTTTTTATTCATACGAGTTCCTAAAGGATTGGTGGACAAATAAAGGCTCTCTGTTATCGCTTGAGGAAATCTTTGATGATGAACGTGAAACTAATAAAATTTATGAGGAATTAAAATGAGTGTAGTATATAAAGGTGAGATCGTAGAATCAGAATTATCAGTTAACTCGAAAGGCGGAACTGAAATGATGAGACAACGACTAATAGACAATGTTGATAAAAGTGTATTAGAAAAAGTGGCAGTACATCTATCTCGACCCAGAGAAGTATATGATGACGTACCAAATGTATTATGGTGCCATGATCTAGCAGAAGATCCAGAAAACAAAATCTTAAGAGATGGCGGTTGGAATGTATTTCAACACTTTGTCTTTGTGTCATCATGGCAGAGAGATCAGTATATCGTAAGATTCGGTATTCCATATTCTAAGTGTTCTGTTATTAGCAATGCTATTGAAACAAAGTATGCTCCATTTAAAAAGGATATGGAAACTATTCGCTTTGTGTATCATACAACTCCACATCGTGGTCTTGAGTTACTTATTCCTGTATTCGAAGCACTATGTAAAGAATTCGATAATATCCATCTTGATGTTTATTCAGGGTTCGGTATCTATGGTTGGGAATCTCGTGATGAAGCGTATAAAGGATTGTACGAAAGAATTGGTCAGCATGATAAGATGACCTATCACGGTGTACAACCAAACGAAGTAGTAATGGAAGCGCTAAAGCAATCGCATATTTTCTTATATCCTAATATTTGGAAAGAGACCTCATGTATTGCTTTAATTGAAGCTATTAAATCTCAGATGATTTGTATCCATCCTAACTACGGTGCATTGCCTGAGACTGCATCTAATGCTACTATCATGTACGATTGGAGTGAAGATGCAAATACTCATGCTAACTATTGTTTCGCAGTTACTAAACAGATACTTAATCAAATGAAAACCGACGAAAACTATTTCCATGGGTTTACTTATTCAGATAGGTTTAACTTGGCACGTAATACTGTTCCTAGTTTCACTACTATGTTTAATACTCTATTGAGAAACGTCGGAGATATCTATCAAAAATAAAAACAACGTAATACAGTTTCCAAGGACTGATTATGAAACGCCCAATTCTCACGAAGAGGTTGGGCAGAAGATCAGACAGTACAAGGAATCGTACTCGTCTGAGCTATCAGAGATCATATGGGAAAACGTATTGGGTGAGATGGCAAGAGCTGGTTGCGACTTAGAGGAAGACGCTGAGTTATACTTTCCGAGTATGATTCTAATCTTTGAAGCAATACGTTCTTTACATCTCATGACTATGGGAGTTGATCACGAACTCCAAGACTATGCTCAAGAAAACGTATATGTAGCAGATGGATCTGACGAAACTGCCTTAACTGGTGGTTTTATGAAAAAAGTTGATGAAACCATTGACATTGACCCAGATCTTTGATATAATAGTCTAACAAATTAAATAAAAGGTTACATTATGATATTAGTTGATTATAACCAAGTTATGCTAGCGAGTCTATTCGCAAGTATTGGCAATCACACAAACGTTGAGTTAGATGAAAATCTACTACGTCACATGTTCTTAAACTCTATTCGATTCAATCGCAAAAAGTTTACTGCTGAATATGGTGAGATCGTATTATGTTGCGATAACAAAAATGTTTGGAGACGTGATTACTATCCTTACTATAAAGCCAATCGTAAAAAGAGTCGAGATGATTCTGATTTAGATTGGAATGCGTTGTTTGAAATCATTCATCGTATTCGTGCTGAGATTGAAGAGTTCTTCCCATACAAGGTTGTATCGGTAGATCGTTGTGAAGCTGATGATATCATCGCAACATTATGTATGGAACATGGTACTGAATTAAATACCGGTTCTGAAAAGATTCTTGTTCTCTCAGGAGATAAGGATTTCATTCAACTACATAAGTACGCTAACGTAGATCAATATAATCCAGTACTAAAGAAATGGGTTACTCATGCAAATCCTCAATGGTATTTGGTTGAACATGTTCTTAAAGGTGATACTGGTGATGGTGTTCCAAATATCCTTTCTCCTGATAATTGTTTAGCTGTTGGTGAAAGACAAAAGCCAATGACTAAGAAAAGGATTGAGCAGTTTACTCAGAACCCAGAGTCAATGGATGAAGAAACGCGATTAAGGTTTAAGCGTAATAAACAAATGATTGACCTTACACAAATACCTCAAGAGTTCATAGATCAGATTCTTGAAAACTATAACAATAACCCAGATGTTGGCCGAGGACATCTATTTAACTATTTTGTTAAAAACAAGCTCAAGGGTTTAATCGGCGACTTACAGGACTTTTAAAATGATAAGAGAATCAATTGCAGACACTATCTTAGCTGCAGGCAAACTAAAAACATCAGAAGAAAAGGTTGCGAATCTTCAATCTAACGTTTCAGTTGCATTAAGAACTATTCTTCGTCTAATATATGACAAAGAAATTAATTTCCTTATTCCTGATAGCCCTCCACCTTATAAAGTGAATGGTGCCATTGAGAATACTGAGACTATGTTATATCGTGAATCAAGACGGATGAAAATCTTTATTGAAGGTGGCGGTTACGACAATCTACAGCAATCCAAACGTGAAAATTTATTCATTGGATTGCTTGAAGATCTTCACCCATCAGACGCAAAGCTTTTAGTCGAAAACGTAGTACCTCATAAAGCAGTTAAAGGCGTAACAAGAAAGGTTGTTGAAGAAGCCTTTCCTGATTTGTTTACTACACCAATGGATATGCGATAAGGATACTATGATGGCCAAGCGGTTTAAACAGATCCGTGATAGTGGTAACGAATGGGAATCAGCCAAGCTGGAGGACCGAAGACGCGAGAAAGATAAGAAGCGTACTCGGTCCGAGACCCGCAAGCACAAGCTTAGTGAAAAACATAAATTAATCTCATAAAGTTGTTGACATTCATAACAAACTGTGTTATAATGGTACTATAAATTGATAATGAATTGGAATAAAGAATGGATCACAGAAAAGACAAATTAATCCTTGTAGATTGCGATGGTGTATTACTTGATTGGAAATACGCCTTCTATAAATGGATGGAAGAAAGTAATGGACTGGAAGTAATGGAAGAAGGCGTCTATGACGTTGCTACTACCTTTCATATTACAAAACTTGAGGCAAAAACCTTAGTTAGACAGTTTAACGAATCAGCTAGGATTGGATTCCTCCCTGGGTTACGCGATGCTATCAAGTACGTTAAAATGTTACATGCAGAAGGATACGTATTTCATTGCATTACTTCTTTATCAACAGACCCATACGCAAAGATAATGAGATTAGCGAATCTTGAAAGATTGTTCGGCGAAGGCGTGTTTGAAGAATTGGTATGTCTTGACTGCGGAGACGATAAAGACGAAGGATTACTACCTTATAAAGATAGTGGATGTATCTGGGTAGAAGATAAACCATCTAATGCCGAGTGTGGCGCAAACTTAGGACTCAGAGCTGTTCTAATTGAACATGACTTTAATATAGATTATATTAATAATGATATAGCAAAAGTTAAAAATTGGAAAGAAATCTACGAGTCCATCGTATAAATAACTATATGACTGTTAGGATAATATATTAAATGCCAAATTACTCATTTAAAAACAAAGACGGCACAGGCGAGGTCTTCGATAAATTTCTGAAGATGGCTGACCGCGAAGTCTTCCTCCAAGACAACCCACATATCAAACAAGTCATAACTAGTGGCACGCCTATGGTTGATAGTATACGTATGGGAAGGCAAAAGCCTGACCAAGGATTCCGCGATATACTTTCATCCATGAAACAAAACAAATCATACACCGGAAACAAAATCAACGATTGGAAATAAGACTCCATTTTAACCTTATCTTCCAACGTGAACTTAGGAGGTTATATGTCAAGACAGCGTCGTTTATCACCAAAGAAAGAAAATAGGAAAGGTCGTAAAGAAGAAGGTTCAAGAATGGATACTAAATTCACTATGAATCAAATTCGACCACTTACTGACACTCAAGGTGAAATGTTCGACAGCTATAATGCTGGGTATAATATCGCTGCCATTGGTACGGCAGGAACAGGTAAAACAATGTGTGGACTCTATCTAGGCTTATGTGATGTATTAGCCAACGATGACTACCATCAAGTTATCATTGTTCGTTCTGCGGTTCAAACAAGAGAACAAGGTTTTATGCCTGGGACTCAAGCGCAAAAGGAAGCAGTATATTCGGTTCCCTATGCAGACGTAGTAAATGATTTATTTGGCAGAGGAGATGCGTGGTCAATACTAAACCAAAAGTCTTCAGTCAAATTTATGACATCATCGTTCGTTAGAGGTTTAACGTTTGATAATTCTATTATTATTGTAGATGAATGTCAAAGTATGACTTATCATGAACTCGATAGTATCATTACACGAGTTGGTGATTCGTCTAAGATTATCTTCTGTGGCGATACAGCTCAGGATGATCTTGCTGGAACTAGACATAAACACGATACATCAGGACTAACGGACTTCTTGAAAGTTCTAAATAAAATGGATGAATCGTTTAAAATAATTCAATTTGGTATCGAGGATATAGTTAGGAGTGGCCTCGTTAAGGAATACATCATCGCCAAAGAAGGCGGAATAAGTCCTAAGCTAAGATTAGCAAGTTAGGATAAACTAAAAACAGGGAATGCCGGTTTCGGCCGGCTGAACCTTTAAGGTATATATTATGGATTTTAAATTTGAGCATAACTCTGAGGCACCAGTCCTCGAGAAACTAACACGAGCATCTGTAGACGGTAAACGTATTTACCAAACGCCTTCTGGTGCAGGTTACCCTTCAGTAACAACAGTCCTAGGTATTCTTGGAAAAGAAGACATACAGAAATGGCGCGATCGCGTTGGACATGCAGAAGCTAATAAAATATCTACTCAAGCGTCTCGACGTGGTACCGCAGTTCATAAACTTTGTGAAGACTACGTAGATAACGATCCTAATTATTCTAAGAAGCACATGCCTTCTAATATTCAGATGTTCAATACAATGAAACCTATATTAGATGCTTCAATAAATAATGTATGGTACCAAGAATGTTTCTTATATTCAAACGAACTTGAGACCGCAGGCCAAGTAGATTGTATTGGCGAATGGAATGGTGAACTTGCTGTTATTGATTACAAAACATCGAGGAGACCAAAGAAAGAAGAATGGATTCTAAATTACTACATGCAAGTCGCGTTCTACGCAAAAGCATTTGAGGATATGACAGGTATACCAATTAAGAAAGGTGTTATCTTTATCGGAGTTGATGACAACGAACCTCAGGTATTTGAGTTTAACACTGAAGATTACTTAGAACACTTTAGAGCAGTTCGTGAAACATATAAGGGCATGTATGAAAAAGACAAGGTACGTGATATCTGATCCAAACATGGGAATATTCCTCGGTACATATAATGGTTACGATTTAGGTAGAGAAGACGATAGTAGAATATATGCTTGTTTCGCGGCGAACAACCCATTCGCTTTAACAACATGTCCTAGCTTCAAAACTGAACGTGCAGCTAACCATTTTATAAAGGATATGTTTCCAACAAGAAAACAAAAAGAATTGATAACAAAGGCGATTGAGTGCGATTCAGAATTTCCAACTGTGGTCGATTTAATTAAGAATGGTTTAAGTGAAGATACGTTTGATATGATAGATGGATTAGTCGGTATAGAAGTAAGTGATACGATTCATTAAGTTACTATTGACATTAACTCAAAAATAGATTATAATAGCCATTATGAAAACAGATAAACAATTAATACAAGACGCGTTGATGTTAGCTATAAAAGCTCACGACGGTCAAAGACGAAAGTATACTGGAGAGCCTTACTCTACGCATCCTATTGCCGTATCTAAAATAGTAGAGACAATTGATCACACTCCTGAAATGGTGATAGCTGCGCTGTTACACGACGTGGTAGAAGATACCGATGTTACCTTTCGAGAGTTAAGAGATGAGTTTGGATCTAAGGTTGCTGAACTAGTTCACTACTGTACGAACGTATCGGATAAAGTAGATGGAAATCGTGCGTTTCGTAAAAAGATGGATGCAGATCATTTTGCGTTAGGTCCTGCTGAGTCGCAGACGATAAAGATAGCTGATTTGATTCACAACAG